CGATCTGACGTGGGCGCAGTGCGCCGAGTGTCCCTGCGCTCGAAGCGCGAGCGACTTTACGCTCGATCTGAGCTACTCGAGCGCGTCTACTGAGACAGGCGAAGCCCGGCCCGATTGTCCGCTGTGCGACGGTCGCGGGTACTTCTGGCACAGCGAGCAGACGATCCGCGCGATCGTGACATCGGGGTCGAGTAAAACCGACGCGTTTGCGGTGTATGGCGAGTACGCTCGAGGGATGGTGTCGATCACGACGCTACCCGAGCACCTCCCCGCGTTCGGTGATCGGTTTGAGATCGTCGACTCCGTGCTCGTGTTCCGAGAGACACAGACGCGAACGGCGAACGCGGTCGAGGCGTTACGCTACCCGATCCAGTCACGGACGTTGGACCTCGCGAACGGCGAGACCGTCGTCCGTGTGTTGCGCCTACAGTTCGCAGACGCGACAGGGTTGAGCGCCGAGGCTAACTCGTTAACAGAGGGGACCGACTTTGTCGTCACTGAGGACGGCGAGCTCGATTTCTCACTCGGCGACGCGAGCGGTACAGCGCCCGCGGAGGGTCTGCGTTACAGTGTCTCGTATTATGCGCGTCCTCGGTACTACGTTGCTAGTCACCCTCACACTCACCGCGACTCTACACGGCGACGTAAGCGCACCACCGAGGCGCCGATCACGCTCCCGATACAAGTGGAGTGCTCGCTCGAGTTCATGGGGTGATGAGATGCCGCAGATCGACGCCAACACAGACGCATTGATGCGCGCGCTCGGGTTCGGTCCCGAGGAGGCGCGACGTCGATCGCAGACGCTCGCGGACCTCGTGCTCGCCGAGTGGAGCGCGGGAGCGCGTAACAAATTGAACTCGACGCGCGCTGCTTATCTGCGCTCGCTCCAGGTGCGCGACGTCTCGCCGTCTGGTTTCGTCTGCGGATTACCCGCGTCTCCCTCGACCGCGATCATCGCGCACATGGTCGAGCAGGGGATGGGAAGCGGGGGGATCGGCACGACGGGACCGTATGACGTCCGTAAATATCTGCTCCAAGCGTCGACGCGCAACATACGCAGACGCAAGGACGGCGGGCTCTATTTACACGTCCCCTTCGGACACAAAGCGAAGGACCTCAAAGCGAACTATGGCTCGCTGATCGCGAACGCTGCGCGGAGACTCCAAGCGACGACGACCGACGCGAACCGCCAGACACGATACGGCGGGCGACTCCCCTCGGGACGCGTACCTAAGCTCAGGTCGCACCATGTAACCGACCCGCTCGCGGGTCTCGTGCGTCTCGCGTCCACGTACTCTCGAGGAGCGGGGGGTCGAGCGCGCACGCAGACGAGCGGTTATCGGACGTGGCGTACAGCGAGCTACTCGAACACCCACCCCGACGCGTGGATGAGCTCAGGGATCACCCCGCGCCGAATCATGGACGACGTATCGAGGGAGCTCCCGACGCTCATCTCTCAGGTGTACTAAAATGTTATTCGACCTCAACGCACAGAGCGCGCTCGCTGCCGGGTTCGCGTACTACAAGACGCGCGAGGCTGAGTTTCGCGCGCTGTTCGCGGGAGTGAGCGACGACGTGCTCGGCGCGTGGTTCGCTGAGCTCTCGCAACATTACCCGCTGTTCCGGACACGCTCGTCGCGAGGGACTGACGAGGCGCCGATGTTGGTCGTCACTCCGCAAGACGAGCGCGTGACGCAGACGGTCCTCGGCGACTTCGACGTGAGGGACGATCAAGGGCGAGGCGTCGACTCGTATCTGATCCGCGAGACGGTTGAGGTTCTGATCATGGCGCGCTCCGCTGATATGGCGCGCGTTTATCATGTCCTCACGAGAGCGTCGATCGCGATCGCTCGACGCGCGCTCCATCGCGCGGGGTATCACCTCGTCGAGTACGGGGGAGCATCGGGGCTCGCTCCCGAGGAGGACCTCGCAGCGGAGGAGCTCGGGCTCTATATACGGCGCGTCACGGTCACAGCGGACCGACGCGTCTCGATCACGATCCCCGCGTCGGCTGAGTTCGACGTTGATGTGTACTCTGGTGACGAGATCCTCGTGCTCTCGAGCGATCAAACCGACGCATCGGGTACGGCGGGGGGCGTCGATGTGTGATATACTCACTGCGAATCTATAGGAGGATTAAATGCCGTCATCACTCAATCTAAACGGGCTCCGCGTATTCCGTCCCGCGGTATACGCGACCGTCGACGCCTCTGCGCTCGGTGGTCAAGAGCCGAGTGCGGGAAACGTCTGCATCGTCGGCGCGTTCCCCTCGTTCAAACAATCCGAGGCGCTCACGTTCACGAGCGCGTCGAACCTCGTCGCGTATGATCCAACGGATCCAGAGCTCGCACAGCTCGCGCGACTCGCGTTCTCTCCGTCACTCGACGACCGCATCCCCGCGGGCGCGAACTCGCTCTCGTTCCTGAACGTGCAGAGCACCACGCAGGCGAGCGCGATCTTACTCGACACCGACGGGGGCGACGCGCTGAGCGTTAAATCATCGGTGTATGGTGAGCGTGGGAATCGCGTCACGGTGGACGTCGAGAACACGAACACCGATCAAGCGACGATCACCATCAAGCGCGACTCGATCGAGGAGACCTTCGAGAACATCGAGAGCGGAGATCTCGCGTCGCTGTACTACGCGGGCTCGCTCCTCACTCTCGTGTCGCTGAGCGCGTCTCGCTCTGCGCTCTCGATCTCATGGACTCAGGAGACGGCAGCGATGAACGCTGGCGCGCTGAGCGTAGATGTCGCGGACATGAGCACCTCGTCCACGCTCAACATCGGACTCAACGAGACCGACCACGCGAGCGCGGTCGATGTCGTGATCACTGGACTCGATGAGAATGGCGCAGCAGCGACCGAGACGCTCACGTTCGTCGCGGGTGTTGGTACGGCGCAAGACAGCGCGAACACGTACAGCTCGATCTCGTCGATCGCTGTGAGCACAGCAGACAACGCATACACAGGGACGCTCGACATCGCGGGCGAGATCGCGTTCACTCCTTCGGAGTTCGCGAACCTCCGCGAGCTGATCGAGGCGATCAACAGTCTAGCAGGCTTTACCGCGACTTACGACGCGGGGCGCTCGTACCCCGCAGACGAGATCGACGCGCTCACCTCATCCGACATCATCGCAGTCGGGAACAAGGCGACGCTGCGCGCGGACCTGTACGCGGTGATCCAAGCGCTCGCACCATCTCAACTCGTGGACGTAGAGCGCGCGAGCGGTGGGACTAAGCGACTCGCGCAGAGCGACGGCGATTCAGCGGTGAACGTGCGACTCTCAGGAGGCGCGTCGAGCGCTGTAATCCTGAGCGACTGGACCGACGCGCTCCAGACCATCGAGTCGAGTGATATTCAGATCGTCGTCGCGTGGACTAACGCAATCAACGAGATGGACGAGGTGAAGAAACATCTCCCCCTCGCAGCTCGCGCGGGTCGTGAGCGTAACGCGTGGATGAGCGTCGCTGCGAACACGTCACTCGCGACGCTCAAGAGTGATTATACGCAAGAGCTGAACGACCGAAACATCGCGATCGTCGGGCAGTCGATCGACGTGCTCAACCCACGCGGGATCAAAGAGACACTCGCGCCGAAATACCTCTCTCTCGTGCTCGCAGCTATGCAAGCGGGGAGCCCCGTCGGGACTCCGCTCACGCGTAAGCGTCCGGACGTTGTCGACGTAAGCGGAGCGTGGGATCCGAACCGCGACGCAGCCGACGCGATCCGCGCGGGCGTCGTATCGCTCTCGTTTAGCTCACTCGGCTATCGGGTAGAGCGAAGCGTGACGACGTACCTCGAGGACGATAACCCCATATTCTCCGAGGTGTCAGCGAACGAGAGCGTTAACGCGTCCATCCGTGGGCTCCGCTCACAGCTCGACGCGCTCATCGGAACCGCGAACCGAAGCCTCACAGCGAACCGCGTGACGTCGCTCGCTCAAGCTCAGCTCAATCGACAAGTACAGGACGGTACGATTAAGGCGTTCCGTGATGTGGTCGTGCAGGATCAGGGTGACACCTTGGTCGTC